ATTCGAACCTAGGACCTAGAAGTTAACAGCTTCCCGCTCTGCCTGCTGAGCTATGGGCCAAAGCAGAAACCGCAGTTTCCTATATATTATTATACAGGGTGAACTGCGGTTTTGTCAACGACTATTTAGTTGTTATTTTAACTATATTAACTTTTTTTATTTCATCGTCTATATTAAAAATGTCATGAATATATTCACTTGCATCTTCTACATTAAAGGCTTCTACTTCAACCTCTACATCTAATTTAATGCGATATTTATTCATAGTACAATTATATCATTACTTTACAGCTTTTTTATCTACTGCTGAAAATGCTGCATTAATTTCTGCTACTGTGAGTTTGCCGTCATCTAAGAATCCTCGTGCAAGCCTTTCAACTACAGTGGCAACGCCAAGAGTCCCAGCCAATATAACTGCTTTAGCTGTGCTGATTCCTACTACTGCCCCTGCTCCAATTACTGATAGTCCTGAAGCAGCAAATACTGCAATTATACGCATAATAATATTATTAATACTTGCAATAGCTCCTCCTCCAACATGAGTTGGTTTTTCTATATATGCTTTTGCCATTATTTATCCTTCCTTAGTGGGATTGTGATTAGCCAAATTATTGTTACTGCAAATACTGCAATACCAACAATATCTCTTGCTGATCCCGTCAAAGTTAGCCATGCAATAAAGAAGCCAAGGAGGGTGAATGCCTGTGCAATTAATTCCATTCCTGCATCTTTAAACCATTTGATTAATCCTTTAAGCATTTTGCCTACAAGATTGATGGCCTTTTTGATTATTTTCATTTGTTCCTCCTTATCATTGCCCCTGCAATTTGTGATACTATGATCACTGGGACAACTACTTCTTGCGCTTTTTCTCTCTGATCATCTGTCATATCCATACCTAATTCAGAGAAATTAGATAGTAGTTCTACTGGGTCCACCGCAAATACCGCTCCAAGTGGGTCTGCCAAGAATGCTTCTGTTTGTACTTCTGTTACTGCATCTGCTAATGTAAATGGCATTGCTGTATCCCCTGCCTCCGCCTCTCTATCTGAGAACTCAACAAATGCTTCAGCAAGCGCTGGGTTAGACTTCATCTGCTCAGCAATCTGTGCAACCTCTGAAGGCTTAATACCAAGATCACTTGCTACTTCTTGCTTTGCTTCTTGTGTCAACGCTCTAAGGGTTTGACTAACTGCTGTAATCTGTTCAGCAGAAAGAGTAACTAATTTGTTATCCTTGCTTGTAAGGTTAGCAATAACATTAGATAGATCTTCTTCTGTTCCCGTTCCTTTTTCAGGAATAAGTGCTGCTAAAACCTCATCAGTAATTTCTACATCTGGTTCATTCCAAGGGTTCTCTTCTGGTTCTGGCTCTGGCCCAGGTTCTGGTGAAGGTTCTGGAGCAGGCTCTTCAGTTGTCTCTGGAGTTGGTTCTGGAGAAGGCTCTGGAGTTGGTGGTTCCTCTGGGGTAGGCTCAGGTGTAGGCTGGTCTGTAGGGTCCACTGTAGGTTCTGGAGAAGGCTCTGGGGTAGGAGGCTCTTCTGCTGTAGGTTCAGGGCTTGGCTCTGGTGTTGGGGGTTCCTCTGCTGTAGGTTCTGGACTTGGCTCAGGAGTAGGTGGCTCTTCAGCAGTTGGCTCTGGGCTTGGTTCTGGGGTAGGCTGATTGGCTGCAGCATTGGCTGCTGCTTGTGCAATAGCAGATTGAATTTCTCTTTGTGATTGATCGTCATAGTAACGCCATGCGTCATCAATTGCGCTGTTCACATTATTAATTGCTTGCTCGTATGCATCTTCAGCATTATTTTTATTTTGTAATGCTGCAGCAACATTTAAAACTGCGTTGTTATATTCATTTGTTTTATTAGTTAAGTCTTGATTGTAACCATTTAATGTTGAGACTGCTTGGTTATAAACATTTAATTTATCATTGTAGACATCTTGTGCTGAGTTCTTTGCAGCAAGGGCATTGTTGTAGTCGTTGGTTTGTTCTTGGGTTGCTCCAGATCCATGAGAAAATGTATTTAGATTACAACTAAAGTTTTGTCCCCATACTCTTGGGCTTCCAGAATAGTCACATCCTGCACCAGTCCATCCTCCAGGTATACCCCATCCAAGATGATAAGATCCAGGACCTCCACCGTTGTACCACCATATCTCTACATCAAATGTTTTGTCTACAGCTACATCATATACAGGAGAATAAGCACTCCAAGTTGTTCCTTGCTCTATCCAATTATTAATAACTAATGATCCATCAATATACATTCTAAAACCATCATCTGTATATCCTGCAAAGTATGCTTGCGTAAACCATGATGGAACAGTTATCTGTCCAGTAAATTTAACTATAAAGTTTTCATATCTGTTACCACAAACTGGACGAGTCATATAGTTTCCATTTATTGTTCCACTACATAAGAATTGATCTGTGGCTGCAAGTCCATTAACTCTAATTAGACTATAAACATCGTATGCCAAACCAGCAGAACCAGCACTGTCTAATGCTTGCTGAGCGTTTGAAAGATTAATGTTGGCTACTCCAAGTGCATCGTAGGCATCATTTTTATTGTCTAAAGCAGTGGCTACTGTTACTGTTTGTCCGTCTACTACTGATTGGGCTAAGTCTTTTTCTTCAAGTGCCGTTGCTTTTAGGTCAAGGGAGTTGTCATATGTGTCAGAGGTTTCAGACTGGGTTGATTGTGCAGATACCGCAAGGGCATACTTATCTTCTGCCTCTTCAATTAGAGATATGAATTCATCCTTATAGCCAAGGTCGTCAATGCTATTATTTAGCTCTTCAATTTCTTGAGCTGCCAAGCTTAGGGGGTCATCTGAATAGGCTGGGGACATAAAAAGCCATCCAAATGCAAGCATTATGGACGCTGTTATTCTAAATAACTTTTCCCTTTTCAACTATAGCTCCTATGCAAACAAGATGTCTGCTTAGTTAATTATACCACTTTAGTTATTTAGAGCTTATCTCATTAACTCTAGCTTTAGAAAATTTAAGCATAGATGATCTAATTGGTGAGTAACCTAAATCTTCTGCTTTCTTACCACATGTATCTAACATGAAATTAAAGAACTTTTTTACTGAATCATTCTTAGAGTTCTTTTCTTTGTAGGCTATTCCGTAAGTAAATGTAGATATGTTATAGGATAGCTTGTTAGGGTTCTTATAGTTTATCTTGACTACCCCGCTTTTATCTGGAACAAAGTCTCCAAGGAATACTGATGCCGCGGAAATAGTTGGCTGTATAAACCTTCCAGCCTCATTCTCAACAGACACCGTTTTAAGTCCCCTTGCGTATGATATCTCATTGTATCCAATAGATCCGTTTGTAGTTCCTTGGACCATTGCAATTCCATGAGACCCAGAAGCGCTAGTCATATACACCTTTGCTATATCTCCAGGAAATGCATTATTAAAATTTTTATTACCTGGCTTGTTCCAAATAGTTGGTGCTATGGCATTTAAATACGAAGTAAAAACTTCTGAAGTTCCAGAACCATCAATACGGTATACGACTCTAATCTTTGTTGCTGGAATCTTAGGCAGTCTTGCACCTATCATGTTTTCTTTTAGTATTTGTGGATCATTCCACATTGTTATTTGTCCAGCAAAAACTTTAGCTAGAGTGTCTCTGCTCATCTTAAGAGTAATCTTGTATCCATCAAGCTTATAGATAATCCCAATTGGTCCTGCAACTAATGGCACATATGTAAATTCTTTTGATGGTTTTATTTCTGAAGCAGAATAAGGTACATCTGACATTGCAAAGTCTGTTACTCCGTTTGAGAACATGTTCTTGCCAGCACCAGATCCAGATGCTCCATATACAACAGAATCTCCTGTTGATTTCATAAATTCTACTCTACATCTGTCTATAAAATTAGCAGCAAATGTCGATCCAGCACCTTGAAGGTCATCAGCATGTGAAGGGGTAATAAAAAAAGCATTAGCTAATATAGCTAATGCGACTGGTAAAGCAATGTATTTATGTCTCATACTATTAGTATAATATAAATAAATTGGCAGACACAAAGAATATGGTTAACTAAGAATTAACTTTAAACAAACTTTAGCTACTTAGGATTATCTGTTTTGTAAAAGCCATTGCCCTTGAATTGTATGCCAAATGGGGTGAAAAATCTAATCATTTCTGATTCACATTCTACGCATGTATATCCTGGGTCGTCATCTTTAATTGATCTATGGATTGACATCGTGGCATGTGCATCATCATATGAGCATTTGTATTCGTATACTGGCATCACTTTCTACCCCATTGAATCTTGTTCCATCCACGCTCATGTGCATAGTAGATAAATACTTTAACTACCGTTTCCCAAAAGGCAATTGCACCTGACAGGCTGGCACTTCTTGTTATAACATAGGCAACAGCAAATGAAGAAAGTGTTCCCCATATGCGATAACTTAATGCCTTGGCAAAAGATCTAGCCTTAGTTACTGTCATCTTTATCCTCAGAAAAAAGTCTTTCTTCTGCTTCGTTCATTGCCTTTCCAGCATTTTCTAATTGTTTAAAGACCCATTTCCCTACGTTTTTCAGTTGCTGAAATAGCATGAATCGTTGCCCCCAAATCTACTTGTTCAATCTTATATCCCACGTCTCTTCCATATACAATGTTAGTGATATTAGGCATCTTGATAACCATTGCTTTGTCCATTACTGTATCTTTAGCGATATACTCTTTAACCTGATTAAAATCAAGCGGATCTTTTTCGCTAGTCTTATATGTATTTCTAACACCTAGCATTACTTGAGACGTTCTATTTCCCGCCTCCTCATACAGGGCATGATGTCCTTCATGCCATGGCTGGTAGCGACCAAGCATCAATGTAGTTGGCTGTCTCCAATCGTGCAATTGAAAATCGACACAGGCTATTCTAGCTGCAACATCATATTCTGTCATGTCATCAAACATTAAATCTGGATTTGCTGGTGTTTCCCACATTGCGGTTGTATCTGGGAAGTCTCTGACTGGTTTTCTGTTCATCCAAACAACTTTGTCTGGGTTTCCAAAAGATGCTCTTGTTTCTGCTGTTGGGTTAACAAAATCTACAACAACATGATAACCTTGATTTGAAAGTAGCCTTGATAGTGCTCCCATTCTGCGAGCCTGTTCCAGTCTGTCTTCTGGGCTAAACCCTAGATCTTTATTTAGTTCTGCTCTTACTGCGTCTGCATTTAAATGAACGGCGTTTATTCTATCTGCCAGCTCTTTTGCAAATGTAGTCTTTCCAGAACCTGGCAAACCAATTACTTGTATAATCATGATAATCTTTTCATTAAATAAGCAGCCATAATTTGGCTGGTACTAGTACATTATAGCATTTACAGCAAGGGTATTGCAAGCTATTTTTTATATCCCTTTGCAATAGCAAGGGCTTTAGCGGCATCAATACCAGAAGGATCAATCCAAAATCCTGGAACAAGCCATTTCCATCCGCTCTTAACGATATGGGCTGTGTGGTTATATGGATCCTTTGATGGGAATATTAAAACGCTTCCTTGACCTGGCTTTAAAGAAAATGTTATTTTTCCTTCATTAATTGGATCATCTAAAGCTCCCTGTGCTGCAAATTTATTGTTGCCTTCGGGATTTTCAACAAGGTGATTCCAAGTATTTACTGGTAGCCCGTAGTCTGGGTTACTTAATACACCATCTTGAATGCAGAAAGATATTTCTCCACCCTCATAGTCGTCATTAATATACAAAAGAAGTGAATATTTTAATCTCGTGTCACCTTCTTGTGCATCATGGTGAGTTCCCATCCATGTATTTTCTTTATATCTATGAATGTTCATCTGATTTAACAAAATGACTTTGTCTTCAATATTTCTTTTTATTTTATAGTCATCGCATACAGACTGAAAGGCATCAAATATTGTATCAAAAATTTCTTTACACAGAACTCTGTCTTCTTCTGGTACATCAACAGTATCTATGTCATGTATATCATTTAAAAGAACTCTTTTCTTTTTGCCATACCAATATACTGTTCCTCTGTCTGCCTCTACGCCCCAGTCAATCCAATTTGGCAGAATTTCTTGAAGTGCATCTCTTCCCTCTGTCATCTCAATTAAATCCATGAGCTTCTGTGGGTCATCAATTACATTTGGGTAGTAATAGACTCCATCATATAGCTCTTCATGTGCCAAGTCTTTTTTTAACATTTTTATTCCTTATCCATGTCTTTGATTGTATGGGTGCATTATTGTCATTGAATCAACATTTACATTGTCTGGGAGCGATATTACCCATCTTACTGCTTCTGCTACATCTTCTGACTTTAATGCAATTTCTTTGGGATGATCTTTGTCTGTATCTATTGTACCAGGTGCTATCTGCGAAACCTTAATTCCAGTTCCAGCCATTTCCATTCTTAATGTCTCAGAAAAGGCTATCTCTGCTCTTTTTGCTGCAGTGTAGTTTCCTCCACCAGGGTATGGGTAATACCCACATATTGATGTTATCATAATTATATCACCAATTTTATTTTTTAACATTGATGGCATAACCGCCTGTGACATCTTCATTGGAGCTATAACATTTATATTATAGGCGTAGCTCCAGTTATCTGTCATATCATTTTGTATTTTATCGCTTCCGCCACCACCACCTGCATTGTTAATAAGTGCACGTATGTCTTTGTCTGCAATATATTCTTTAAATTTTTTAATATCTTCAGAATTTACTAGATCCATTTGATAAGGAGTTATATTATCTAATCCTTCAAATGCTATTTCCATTTTATTTAAATTTCTAGATATTGCAATAACTTCATACTCTTTAGATAAAGCTTTTGCTATTGCTTCTCCAACACCCTTGCTAGCTCCAGTTACAATTACTGTTTTCATTTACCCGATTTTTTTCTTGCTTTAGCTAAAACTTCAAAATCTTTGACTTTAGTATCTCCCAGATATCCCCATGCATATCCGTCATTAATCATCTGATCATTTATAGAAACTAATTGATCGTCAATAAATATCCATCCAAGAATTCTTCCATATTTTTCTGAAGAATCCATTTTTTCTGTTTTAATTTTTACTGATTTGGCATCTTTTAATTTATACTTTAAATATTCTTTTGCCTCAAGGCCAAGTTTTTTTTCTGCTAAATCTTTTGTTCTTGACTCTGGGGTGTCTATGCCAGCAAGTCTAACTCTTGAAGCAAATAATATATCAAAACCTAAGTCAATTAGTACATCTATTGTGTCACCATCAACTATGGCTTCTACTTTTCTAACGTAGTATTCGTACATTATTTTACTGACGCTGGCTTTCCGCCTCCGCTTTTAGTTGCAGCTTTCTTAACAGGGGCTGCTGCTTTCTTAACTACTGGCTTTCCAAATGATGGTCTTCCAAATCCTACAATTCCTACAACCTGGCTTCTACGAAGCTTTGAACCATTCTTCTTTTTGTAAGCACGATTTTTAAGGCAGCATTCTCCGCCATTTCTTTGATCGCCTTTCTTATCTGAAGAAGTATTTCCTTCTACAACATCTACTGTTCCGTCTGTATTAACTCCAACAACAATTCCTACGTGAGAAATTCTATCGACGCCATCTGATGGAAAATCAAAATAGGCAATATCTCCGACTTCTGGTGTCGCTACTTCTGCCATCTGCCATGCGCCTGCTTTAATAAATGCTTGTGCTCCTGCTGGAGTATATACTGTGTTTGGAATCTTTACGGAAGCTTCATTCCCGCACCACATTACAAAGCTTCCGCACCATGGTTGAAAGTTTGATTTTGTAAACTTACCATACTTTGTTTCATTATCTTTTGGACCCTCAATAGTTCCAACTTCTGCCAATGCTACTTCTACTAGTCTTGCTGCTGTTCCTTGTGCTGCCGACATCTTTATTCTCCTTTTTTATAGGCTGGGTTAAGTATAGATTTCTTACCAGCAATTAGTTCTTCAATTTCTTTGCATACTACTGCATACTCTTCTTCAAATATTTTTTGTGATCTTCCAAGCCCCATCATAAATATAGTATCTGAGTCTAGGAGTGTTTGCTTTAAAGTTTTTTCAACATCATAGTTTAAAACAGTGGAATGAAAATGTCGTGTTACATAGCCATCTTTGTCTATCATATACTTTTCAAAGTTTCCGCCCATTGTGTCTCCGCCTCGGGTGTTTAGCCACCATGAATAATTTTCATCTGATACTAGTGGTACTCCCTGAGATGTTAGGCTGTGATTAATGAAACTAATCTGCTCTTGTATTTCTCTATAAAGTTCATGTGGAGGAGCATTTTCTTGCCCAAGTCCATTTTTGCCATTCTCTTCGCTTACATTTTCATTTGGGTTGGATGCAACCATTTCTGAAAATTGAAAGGTTGTACCATATACATCTTTGCCATAGTTTGCTGAATCGGCACCGCAAGTTATTCCTTGGGACCATTTGCCTTTAGTTATTCCTGGGCCGCAGTAGTCATTCGTTGGGATAGCAATAATTTGAAAATCTTCTCCTGCATACTTTTCTTGAAGCCATTGTAAAACTTCCATCTGGTTTGCATTTCCGCATCCCACTGTGGTATTAACAATAATAGATGCCTTGCCTTTAAATTGCTCTAAAAATCCTGGTGTTCCTTCTGAAGAATTAAGACCTATGTTATAAATTGATTGCATTTTTTCTCCTAACATCTTTTATTAATGGTAGGTTTTGGCCAGCCAAAGATTGATGTATCTATATTATACCATTTACATATTTAGGGTAAGGTGTCCCCAGATGGTTTCGAACCATCGACCCGCAGATTAAAAGTCTGCTGCTCTACCAACTGAGCTATAGGAACGTACCCCTGGCTGGGATCGAACCAGCGACCTACAGATTAGAAGTCTGTTGCTCTTCCGCTGAGCTACAAAGGTGTGTGCCAGGTAGGACTTGAACCTACGATTACCGAATTATGAGTTCGGGGCTTTAACCAACTAAGCTACTGGCACCTAATTGTATTATAGTGTGCCGTCTTCATTTTTGTCAATAGAATTTTCTACAATCTGCTGTACATATTCAGAAAAATGTTTTCTTATTCCACCCATTGGTCTTTGTCCGTATGACTCCCAAATTCTTTTATATTCTATTATATTTTGTAGCGTGGTTGGACATACTATTATTCCATCATATATTTTCATTGTAGTTGGTAGCGGAACATGCTTTGTGCAACATTTGCACTGCTTTGCTAACTCTTGGTATTCGCTCATATTATTTGCATCCTGTCCATAGCTTCTCTTAAATTTTCAGGCATCCTTGGTGGCCTAATCATGTTGTATGAATTTGTTTCACCATCTTCATCTTTTTTAAAGTCATTGTCGTAGCTCATAGACTCATATGTATGAACATTTATCTCTTGATTATTATCAAATCTAGTTCTGCTAATTGAATTAAATATAGCTCCACAAGTAGCATCAGCTAAGTCCTTGGAGCCTTTTCGTGGGTGGTCAACCTTATCTCTCATAATTCTCAGTTGGCATAGCTCATCTATTAATAAAGGTATGTGTGGACCAATTAATCTTTCTTCCGCCACAACCATTGCCATATCGTCATAATGCTTTTTAGCTACCGACAATATCTCTGTATTAATTCCATATTGCTTTAGCTGTTGCATCATATCATGTGAATTCCATCTATCAAAAGTACAAACAGCTATATTAAATCCCCTTGTTTTAAGAGATAATATATAGTCTTTTACTTCTGTAAAGTCAACGGACTTATCTGGCGTAGGGGTCCAGTATCTAACAGCATCTACTTCTACTATTGGTGCTGGCTGGGAGTACGTATCAGTAACCTTTACATTGACCCATTTATTTACATGTGCCATTGTTACGGCACAATGGTCATGCTTTTGAGCTAAGTCTACGTGTATATAATATTTTTTATCTGGGTCTGGGAGGAACCACTCTTCAAGTCTTCCAAAATTATCTACTGCAATTGCACCCATGTTAAATGCTTTTTCTACTTTTTCTCTTGATTTGAAAAATGCATCAACTGCATCAGGTGGCATACAGGCGAATCTGGATAAAGCATCAGTTGGGTTTGTATAGAATGCTGTTTTAAAGTCGTCAATTTTTCTAACTGGGTTGATCTCCCAAGTTGGACGCTTAATAGCATAAACTTTAGGTATCTTGTAAGATATAATATGGTCTTCTTCCCACTGTATTTCAAACTCATTCCCGTCTGTACCGTCTGGTAGCTCTTCATACATTTTAAACTTATGATCTCTAACTACTATTTCTTTTTCTCCAACAACAGCGTCATATCTTTGTTGAATATAATCATTCTTAAATCTAGGGAATGAAAGCAGTATAACTTTTCCAAAGTCTGGGAAACGAGAGTCTACTGATGCCCTGTACATATCATATACTGCGCTACCTGTTTTTGCTTGATCGTGACCAGTTGTATTGTCTATAGCAAAACCAGAAATTTCATCTAAGATAACAACAATAACGTTATATCCTTCCCAAGCTTCTCTTTCTGAGTGCCCTGAGTGAACCGTTATAGCCTTGTTAAACTGAATTTCAGATGCTTTGGAATAGTACTTACCAACAAACCATGGAGACTTGTCTATGCGGCTCCTGAAGCCCTTAAAAAATACGTTAGTTGCTTGTTGGGAGTTGATTGCAATATTAATAATATCAATCGAGTCGCCAGGAGGCTTCCCATAGTATGTTGCTGGATCTTTTAAGCATAACAGTAAGTATACTATGTATGCCACGGCAATTGTAGAGCAATAGTCTTTTCCAGAACCTTTTCCTAATTGAGCTACAACTTCATTAGCAGTTTGTTTAAATCTTATGTGACCTTCATCTTCACCAAATAATTTTTTTAAAGTAGACTCCTTATATATCTGAGAACTTTTTTCAATTAATATGTACTGGTATTCTGAAAGTGGTGGCAAGCCTAGATACTTGGGGTCGTTTACAAATGTGCGAAGGTCAACTGGTTTTTCTTCAAACTCTTCGCCATCTAATATATCAATTAAATCTGAGAAATCAAACGACATCAGCTTCCTCAATTACAACCGCTTCGACTATACCAGTAATCTGGGACAGCCTTTTTGCAACTTCTAGTTTACATTTAGGACATGAAGCTGTAACTTCTTTTAATATACCGACCAAAACTTCTTGTTTACGCTCTGTCTCTGCAATCTGAGATGCTATCTGTGTGTTTTCTAAAACACCTACAGATTGAAGCATAGCTATTCTTTTAGTTTCTATGTCTGCTATTAACTTTAAAGCTCCTGCTTTAACGTTTAGTTGCCCTTGGGTATCTGCGTCTTCTACGGTCTTCCAAGCTTCTTTAATAAGCATTGCGTAGTGTTGATCAGCACCAGATATTGCTTCTCTAGCACGATCACGTATGTTGCTATCATTATGTACAACACCTTTCCACTCATCAATAAACTCTAAAACATCTTTACGTGAAAAACCCGTAATGGTTGCTATTTGTGTGGCGGAATTACCTTTGAGCAATTCTTCAACTACTTTATTCATACGGTCAAAATGAACTGCTGGCTCTATTTCATTTGTCATTAATACATTCCTATCTCATACTTGTTATCTGTACTGTTTGCATCATGTCAAAAGATGTTTCATCTACCCACCAGTCATCTACATGACCAGAATGTACAAGTCTGTAGTTTAATGACGTCAGGATATATCTTTGCGCTGCACGTAATGGTTCAAAGGTATAATCCATTCCTACTGAGTGCTCTATAACTATAGAATTAAACCTGTAGTTTGAAAGAGGTAGATTAATTAAAGCAAGTAGATTAGCGTTTCTTGGAGTTATGTCTATATCTATTTGAAGAAAGTCTATTCTTTTTGGGGCGTTATATTTTTCAAGTATTTCGTTCCAGTTAGCAGAAATTGCATCTCCATGTATGCATACGTTATTTCTATTTTCTAAAAATTCTTTTGCAAGAGCTTCCTCTATTTCTATAGAGACTCCAGACCACCCATGCTCTTTTTCAAGAATATAGGTGTCATTTTGATTTTTATAATGAGAGGAACCAATCTCTAAATAAAATGGGACATCGCTTTTTTTGTTAGAGGCTTTCCTAGTTTCAATAGCAAAGGTCGAATTATTTTGATTTGCTCCGCCTGGAAAATCTTCTTGAGTTAAGCATTCATACGAAGCAATTCCGCCAGCGTATGACGTGTAGGATATTGTCTTTGTCATATACCTTATTATACTTCTAGTTGACTGAAATTGCAACCTTGTTGGCTATTTTAAGCAGGATAAGGTATCCAATTAAATCATCAACATCATTATCCCCAGCAAACCCCTGTGAATTTTTAATTCTATTTAATTTATCATCAATTCTAACCTTTAGCTGTTCTCTAGAATCTGACTGTGCGAATAGCCTTACTGGATTTAAAGCTGAGTCTCCATAAGAAATATTCTTTTTAATTAGCATTTCTGCTATCTCTAAACACTCAGTAATTATTTTATGTCCAGATGGAGCATCTGTTGCTATTAGCTGTAGGTCTGCTGTCCACGCTTGGTACCCGCCTGTTTTATTAGGATAGCCTGTCATTTTTTTCTCAACAATCCAAACTCTTGTAAATATCTCTGTATGGTCATAGCAGAGACTCCGCACTCTTTACCTATTTCTGTAACTGTTTTTTTTTGAACTATATATCTTCTGTAAAGCCAGTCTTTGCTCTGGTACAGCTTTATAGATGATCCCACTTGAAATGCTTTCTATAATCTTGCAAGCTAACGGCAGTTGGATCTACCCACCAATCTTCTGACTCTGATCGAACAACTAATGAGTATCCTAATGAATCAAGTATTTCTCTCTGAACATCTCTTGTTACAATGTTTCTCCAATACATATTTGCATCATGCTCAAATGTTATTACTGTAAAACGATAAGAGTTTAATGGGACTGCTAGGAGCCCATGAAGTGTGGTATATGCACTTCCTGCTGGTCTTCCATCCATAGCGTACCCAGCATCAATATCAACTTGAAGATAATCTATTTGTTTTGGAAAGTTATTCTCTTCAAAATAGTTTATATAATTAAATTTAGTTGCATCTCCTAGAATACAAGGGTTCTTTCTATTTTCTGATATCTCTTTGTGTAGCTCTGGCACTATCTCAAATGAAACACCACTCCAATCAAATTCATTTTCTAGCCTGTATGTGTTGCTACCATTTTTAGAATGAAATGCACCAAGCTCAACGTAATATCCATTTTTCTTATTATCAAGAAGGCTTAGAACAAACTCTTCTTGATTGCTTCTATCGTTCCAGTCGTTGCTCATCTTTTTGTTAACACCTCATTTGAGTAATGAGCAATGCCGAATGCATCTGCTACATCAAAATCATTTACATCTATTGCGTATTTTTTGTTAAAATAATCTACTGTTCTTTGTTTTCTCATATTTCTTAATTGGTTTTTATACCAAGAATCAGCGTAACCTGGATTATTTAATCTAATTGCTGCCTTTTCTTCTTTAGTCGGATTTTTATTTCCAATATAGGCCTGCCAAGCACTAGGGGATATGGTTATAACCTTAGCTCCAGTAGACATCAACTCAGCAATAACAACACCGTATACATAGGATAATTTTATCACAGCATCAGGTGATCTGACAAGGATTGCTCCTTCTACAACTATGTAATCACTCTTTAATTCATCAAGCATCATGGCCATTTTATTTTTGGCGTCATATATCTTTTCGTATATGTCTTCGCCCTCTAAGTTTATTTTACCCCACTTTAAAGGCTTATTGTTTTCCATTAAACAAAATGCTATTGAATTTGTAGATGCATCAATTCCTAAAACTCTATATGCTTTGGTTTTAACCAGAGAGGCTAATGTCATCAATTATCTCTTGTATTCTACTATTTGATTTATTTTTTTTAGTCTGCAGACATTGTGAACATTTGTCAGAGTCATTGTATCTACTTAGCTGAGACTTGCATTTTTTGCATAGCCTAACCGCACCCTTTTTGATTGCTTTTTTTTCATAATACTTTTCCATTATTCTTTTATTGGTTGCAACTCTGCAACACTCATCAGAACAATATTTTTGATTATGAGTTTTTGCATCAAAGTCTATTGCACATTCTTTATTAGCACAAATCATATGACTGGTGCCTCGTACAATTCTATTTGAACTGTTCCTATCGGACCAGTTTTATCATAGCATTCTTTCTTTACTGGGCAGTAGGTGCAAGGCATCTTTGACTTAGTTGCACCTGCTGGGCGCATTGGCAGGTCTCCATTTTTAAAATTATCGTACACCTCTTGCATCCACAGAAAAGCATCCTCAATAATCTTTTTATTTTTATCATTCATTGAAATTGGAATTATTAATATCTCTTGAGTATTCTTATTCTCATAAAGAAAAAATCCTTCTTTGGCATTTTTTAACTTCATATACGTAAGTAGCTGCAGCATATGATTTGCCGAAGACTTCATTTCTGACTGTCTGGTGTCCCATACTTCTTGCTTTGCCGTCTTAATTTCTCCGATTACAGTCTCACCATCATACTCCATGATTAAGTCTATAAAACCACGAATTGGAGGATACTCATTAATGATCTCTTCTTCTTCTGCTCTCCACTCTGGCATAGTGGAAATTAGCTTCTGAAGCCTCTCGTGGGCTTGAGTTCCTTGCGCCATATTAGCAACAGCAACAGCATCATTATCGTCTACAAAGACTGCTCCTGAAAAAGCCATGTACCAATACCTAGGACATTTGCCATGTCCATAGCCTAAAGAGCTAGGGCTAAATGATTTCTTTGTCATCAATCCATCGGAACGTTTTGTGTTTCTGTACGACTCATCAAGTAGCTGGGCAAAAAGTTCAGGGTCAAAAAATTTACCTGTATGTTTTTTAAACTTAAGGTTCTTTACAATATCTCTTCCCATTATGAGTTGTACCTAACGACATACTTAAGTGCATCTACAAGTTTGTCTATGGACTCCTTTACCGAATAGTAAACATTCTTTTTATTATTATTTACAGTCCCCGCTTTATCTTTAGCAATAGTTGAATACACAGAAGACATTACGGCAAACTTAGTAGACATTGCTTGAAGCTCCATAATAAGCATGGGGGCTTTGGCAGATGGAACATCTGGGTTCATCAAAAGCTTTACAACAATTGATAAAGCCTTGTCCAAATGTTCGTCTTGCATATACTCATGAAGATCATTGAACTCTGTTATATCACTAATTAATTGAAGTGTGTTTTTATCCTCTGCCATTTTTAATCCTCTTATCCCACTTGTCTATAAATAATCCTAGGCCGTATCCAACTACAAGACCCACGAGCAATCCCATAAAAAACATTGTCATGACAATATCCTTTGAACTAATCCGTAGCCCATCCACAAACCAAAAATACCCATTAGGCCAGCAAAGACTGGGGGTGCTGGTACTGGAAGTTTAAATATACTAAACACTGCGCCAACGCCCATACCAGTAAGTGTTGTTAAGAATACTTCTCTAATCATGATTCTCCTCATAAAATTGGATCAACTCTTCAAGAATTGACCACTCTATAATACCTAGTCTAACCTTAGACTCTGTTCCTATAATAATCTTTAACGCTGGGTGCATGTCTCTGTTTACCTTAAAAGTGTCTGTACATATCTTAGCCCAGCTATCTTTGTTTAATGTAAAAGATTTTCCTGCTTCTTTATAGTCCACAAGAAACTGTTTCCATTGTGCATCGCCTTTTTGATAGTCGCCTCTTCCTGAATTCTTTTGGGCTTTAGCTCCATCTCTTTTTACTTCTGCTCTCTCTGACATTAGCCAATCCTATGTGTTGTTTCATGCCCGTTAGAACAGGTCCACTTCATAATTAAATTTTCGGGATCCCACCACCCACCATCTACATCTAACTCACAGCTTGAGCATGGTCTAATACCAGTAAGCTTTTCAAATGTAGAATTGATTTGCTTAGGCTCTTCTTTATTAAAGAATTCATTAATTTTTGGCATTGATTTCCTCAATTAACTTATCTACTACTTCTGGGTTTTCTCTTAGGTAAGCAACTGCCTTTGCACGTCCTTGTAAACGCTGGCCATCAACTGTGTACCATGCTCCACCTTTTTCTACTGCCCCAACCATTTCCGCTACGTCTAATGTTTCTCCAACTAAATCTACTCCAAGTGATTCTCCTTGGTAGTAGAAGTCGTATTGTCCAGATAGGTTAGGGGGGCCGAGCTTGTTGTAATCAATAATCCAATTGACAG